AAGCCTATGGAGGTAGCGGAACGGCTGCTCCCTTCGGTGGTCCGGGACGCGAAGGTGGTGATCGACAAGCAGGTGGACGAGTTGGAGGAGTTGCAGAAACTTTACCACTTGCAGCGGGAGCGGATCGAGATTGGCGTTCAGTTTGAGAAGGCGAGCCGGGTGTTGAACAAGAACATGACGCAGGAGATTGCGCAGGCATCTAGCCTGTTGATGCGGCGGCATGAGATCAAGATGGACTTGGGCATGGACGGTGGGCGCAATCTTGGCACCATGACGCTCCGCCCGGAGTTGGGCGCGACGGTGAGTGGCAAGTACGATGTGGACATTGTTCAGGCAGCGAACGACCCCGTGAGCAGAGGCAAGGCATTGGCGGTTGCCCGTGCGCTCGCTGCGTTGGACGGGGATGTTTTTGACATGGACTTTGAGATTGAGCCTAGCACGAACTCGGAGCATGAATGATTTTCAACAACGATGGTCGCCACAGGTCGCAGCGCACCAAGGGGGAGGACCGAGCGTTGCTTATGCAGCAGTTGTCCGAGTTGACCCCTGCCCAACGCAAGTTGGTGAAGGCAATGCTCGTCAGTGCAACGCAGGGTGACGGCGATCTGTTCGACTACATGAACGACAACCGTTGGCTACGGAAGCCTGTTTCTGTGCGGCAGTTTTTGGAGGACCCCTACTACATGGGTGCGTCTAGCCAAACGCTGTACCCGCGCATCAAAGAGGACTTGATCGAGATGTTCGAGACGCCCGGTATCCGAGAAGTGGTGATGACGGGTAGCATCGGTTACGGCAAGACGACCTTTATCTCGTTTGCGACTTGTCGGCTGCTCTACGAACTGTCCTGCCTTCGCGCCCCGCAGTCTGCCTACGGGTTGTCGCTTGGTTCGGAGATCGTGATTGCGCTGATGAGCAAGTCGCTGCACCTATCGCGGCAGGTCATGAAGTCGGCGGTGGACGACAAGATAAAGTTGTCTCCCTACTTTATGGAGCACTTCAAGCCGGACTTCCGCTCCGACAACACCTTCTTTCCTAACAGCATCAACTTGAGCATCGGATCTTGCTTCTCCGAGCGTATCTTGGGCATGAATGTCCTCGGCGGGGCGATGGACGAAGCGAACTTCATGGTGTCAAAGGGGCAGGTTATCGGCAAGCAGAGCGGCAAGAAGGCCACGGTCGCGCAGTACGACTTGGCCGAGAAGATGTATGCCTCTATCGTGCGCCGTATCAAGTCGCGTTTCCTAAAGGCACCACAGGACTTGCCGGGTCTGATGATCTTGGCATCGTCGGCTGCAACGATTGACAGTTTCACGAACCGAAAGATCCGCGATTCCTACAACGACCCGTCTGTGTTCGTGCGCGACTACGCGGCGTGGGATGTGAAGCCGAAGCAGAACTTCAACGGCGAGAAGTTTTGGGTTCTGATCGGGAACAGCGCGGTTCACAGCCGGGTGATCAAGGACAAGGCCGATGCAGATGCGATTGACCGTGGGTGGTTGCAGGAGCAGGAGTGCCGTATCATCGAGGTGCCGATTGAGTACTACGACGACTTTGACCGCGACTTGGAGAACGGCATACGCGACATAGCGGGTATCAGCACGCACGCGATCTCGGCCTTTATCAACCGGATTAGCCGCATTGAAGAGTGCGTGAACAAGGAGATGCAGCACCCGTTTGAGTCGTTGGAATACGACTACGGTAGTGGTGCAGGCTTCGTGTGGCCTTCGCTGTGTAGGAAGGGTGAGCGGAAACTATCGGGGGGCTACAAGGAGGTCTTTTGGCAACCGCTTCGGAATCCCAAGACGGCTCGCCATGTTCACATTGACCCTTCGCTATCGGGTGACAGCACCGGGATTGCTATGGGCCACATTGATCGGTGGGTGGAGGTCGTCCGTCGCGGCCCTGACGGTGAGGAATACACCGATGTTGCACCATACATAGTTATCGACTTGATGCTTCGCGTGAACCCCCCGCAAGGCGAGCAGATCTTCCTGCCCGACATTCGGCGCATGGTCTACGAACTTATGGAACACGGCTTTCACTTGTCCGGGTTCTCCTGCGACAGTTACCAATCTGCGGAGATGATTCAGCAGATGAAGGCGCACGGGGTTCAGTCCGAAGTGGTGTCGGTGGACAGGTCGATGGACGCTTATGATGCCTTGAAGTCGGCGTTGTATGAGCGGCGCATTGAGTTCTACCGCTACGATCCGTTCGTCACGGAGTTGAGGACCTTGGAGTATGACAAGGTTCGCGGCAAGGTAGACCACCCGGTTGCAGGCACCAAGGATGTTGCCGATGCCGTGGCAGGCATGGTCTATGCCCTTGTCAAAGGCGCAAGATTGAGTAATGTTGTGATGCCCGACCTCGACCTCGAAACGAAGGATAGCGACAGTTGGGTGAGCAATAAGATTATGGTGCCACAAGGCTCTATGCAATCAATTGCGCAGGACTTGTCGGGTATGCCGTTGCCGTTCATTATGGGTTAGTCAATGGGTATTGTCTCCAACATTGCAAGCCGGGTCAGCAAGTGGTTTGATTCGGACAAGGAGAACCTCACCATTTCCTTGAAGAAGGGGAATGACGAATCGCAGTTTATCGGTGGTGACGGCGGAGGCATGGCCGGATACACGGGCTACGATCAGTTGTCCGACAACCTCCGCTTGGAGGACACGCTTCTCTACCGCTACGCCGACTACGAAGAGATGGACGACTACCCGGAGATCGGCTCGGCCCTCGATGTTTACGCCGACGATGCCACGGTGCAGGACGCGCAGCATAATGCGTGTATGTGGGCTACTGCCGAGGACAGCCTTGTGCGTGGTATCCTAGACGACCTTCTCACGCGCCGCTTGCGTGTGGAAGAGGACATCTACGCGCTCACGCGAGGCTTGGCGAAGTATGGCAACGCCTATGCCGAGATCTTGGCGAACGATACAGGCGTGGTCGGTCTGAACTACCTTCCTGCACCTACGATGCGGCGCATTGAGGACGAGAAGGGGAACCTGCTCGGATTCATTCAGACGATGGACGGTCGGTTCTTGGCTGAGGGCAGCACGATTGTCGATGACATAAAGAACAAGAAGTTGCCGCAAGGGGTGACGTTCTTTGAGCCTTATGAAGTGGTGCATTGGCGGCTGCAAGGCAAGCGCGTGCATACTTCCTACGGGTACAGCGTCCTAGACAGTGCGCGGTGGATCTTCCGCAGGCTTGTCATGGCCGAGGACAGCGCACTTATCTACAAGTTGACCCGCGCCCCGGCTAGGTTTGCCTTCTATGTGGACACGGGCAATCTGCCTCCGCAGCAGCGCACGGCCTATGTGAATCAGGTCAAGCAGGGCTACAAGAAGCGGAAGTTCTACAACCCTTCCACGGGCAAGTTGGACTTTCGCATGAACCCGCTTGCCTCTGACGAGGACTTTTGGATTCCGACTGCGAACGGGCAGGACAGCACGCGAATCGACGTGATCAGCGGCCCCGACTATCAGACGACCGACGATCTAGAATACTTCCGAAGCAAGTTGTTCTCTGCGTTGAAGGTGCCACGGCGGTACTTGGGCTTTGACGGCGGAGAGAGCCGGGCTTCGCTGTCACAGGAAGATGTGCGGTTTGCTCGCACCATTCAGCGGTTGCAGCGCGAGGTTCGGAACGGCTACAAGAAGGTGTGCCGTATCCACTTGGCTGCGTTGAACATCGACCCGGATCAGATCAACTACGAACTCAAAATGACAACCTCTTCTACGATCTTTGAGTTGTCGCAGTTGGAGTTGGTGAACGCTAGGGCGGGCGCGGCGCAGGCATTGATCGAATACCTGCCGAAGGATTGGATCTTGGAACACGTGTTTGAGTTCTCCAAGGACGATGCGATCTTTATTCAGAAGTCCAAGCGCAGCGAGATGCGTGACGACGCCATGTATCAGGCGGATACCGAGGGTCGCGTGATGCAGACGGCGCAGGATACTATGGGTGGTGCAGCATCGGTTGAGTTAGAAGGCGAGTTGCCCACGGGGGAGGAACCTGCCGGGGCAGCGGAATCTTTTGCCAAACTTGACAAGCGTTTGCGGTTGTTGCAGGAGAAGCATGAGCGATTGCACAAGTCGCAAGAAGCGTCTATCAGATCGCTTGACCGTCTTTACGACGACCTTGCACCTACTGTAAAAGAAGTGCATAGGTTGGTAAGACGGAACAGAAGCGTTCTGACCGAGAACCGAAAGAGGAACCGATGAAGCCTTTTGTAGTTGGCGACAAGTTTGCGGAGATGCGTAGGGGTTCGGTCGAAAGCGTGATCGACGCCGCCGAAGCACTTGCGGAAGCGCACCTTGACAAGAAGGTGGAGGTTATCGCCACGCACCCGGACTGTATCTTTGTGGTTGCCGAAGGTGAAGGCTGCGTTCGCAAGTTGGGGATTCGCATGGAGGCTGACGGCCCGAAGGTGATCTCCAACCGGGTGAAGGACGGGCTTGTGACCGAGAGCAACCTTGACAGGCACATTAGCAAGTCTATCTCCGAGGCTGTGGACGCGCTTCTGAACGGGGAACCGTGCAATCAATTGCACCAAGCTGCGAAGTTGATGCGCAGCGGTGGTCGCTACCTGTTCTCGGAAGAGCGTGACGGTCTGTTGGAGTCGGGCAAGAACCCGCTGCATTGGGAGACGCTTTACGAAGCGAACCGAAAGGACATTCGCCGTATGGCCTATGGGTCGATCCGCGAGGACGAGAGCAAGGTTCCCAAGACCCGGTATGGTGCTTTGCCTCCGGAGAAGGTCGAAGGGTTTGACCAAGAGTTGCGTTCGTCGGTGGGTGCCCTGCTCGGCCTAGCGGGTGAAGTCTCCAAAGAGTTGAAAGGTGTTGACCCCCAAAGCGTTGACGCTAGAGGTTGGAACGTAAAAAATGTCTTGGCAAGTATGCAGACAGAATGTAGCGTGATCTTAGATAGGGGGAATAAAGCCCTATCTTTGGCCCGGAGAGAACACCTAGCCGACCTTGCGGAAGTGCATGATCGGCTCGCTGATACAGTCAAGTCGCTACAAGTTATGCGGCGGTTTATTCAAGCAAGCACCATCAAGGGAGATTAGCCATGCAGGATCGTATTGTTCGTAGTTTGAACGAGGACTTCGCCAAGATTGGGTGGGATAAGGGCGTGAACGAGTTGAATCGTTTGTCCACCACTCGCCTCGACGAGAGCCTTTACAGTGTTCCTTCTATCACGGCTGACCCCATTGACGGCCCTGTGGTCACGGTGGAGTTGTTGAGCCGCATTGCCGACCTCGACTTTGACGCGCTTTCCGAGGACGACTGCGACGACATCCTCGACGGTCTGCGCGAGAAGGATCTCCCGGACAGCGATCACCGACTTGCCGAGGCTGCCGAGGCGGTCGTCAAGGCTCTGTTGGAGCGCAAGATGCGTGGCCGTTCGACGGGCGGCGGCACATACACCAAGGCCGCATCGGGCTTTGAGACTGTTGGCGGCAAGATCAAGAAGAAGTCTGCGGGTGATGTTATTGCGGATCGCCGCCAACGTAAGCGGCTCAACAAGAAGAATGTTTCGGGGCTTCGTCGCTCTGCAAAGCGGGCATTGCGCACGGCTGCAAAGCGTAAGCGTATGGGCCTTTCGGCTGACGACATGAGTGATGGTTTGGTTCTTGAACTGAACAACATTCTTGGCGAGAGCAATCAGTATGGTGCATACAGCGACACCGTTTCGCGTGTTGCTCGCATTATGAGCCTGCTTGAGGCTATCCTCGGACCTGAGGTTGGCAATGTTCTTGAGAACGCCTACGAGACGATGGAGGGTTCGCTGCTCGCGGAGAATAGCGACCCGCAGCGTGCCTTCGGCCCGGCGTTGAAGGTCATTGCGCGTTGCTTGGAACAGATTGACGGCTTGGGAAACGACTAGTAGAGGCCAATCGGAAGCGTCGAACCGCCTATTCAAGCGGTCGGCGTGAGGTGGCAGGTATGGAAGGCTTTAGGGCTGATGTTAGGTTGAGCGGAAAAAAGACGGATCGGAAGGTAGACCCGAAGTTCCGTCGCAGAGCAGAGTTGGGCATCGGCATTGACCGGACACCATTCAAGTTCAAGGATTGGAAGATCGCATGAGCAAGCAACTACTTATTGACGCAGCACCAATCAAACTCACTCTCCAAGAGAGCGAGGGTGGCAAGACGGTTGCGCGTGGCGAGTTTGCGCGTTGTGATGTTCCCACGCAGAACGGGCGCACCTATCCGCGTGGCGTGTACGAGCGGGAGATCAAGAAGTTGCAGGAAAGCGTTGGTTCACGCCGCGCTTTCGGTGAGTTGGATCACCCGGACGATGGCAAGACGAAGTTGAGCCGCGTTAGTCACTTGATCACCAAGTTGTCTGTGGACAAGAACGGCGTTGTCATTGGCGAAGCCGAGATTTTGGACACCCCGAACGGGCGCACTCTCAAGGCTATCCTTGATAGTGGTGCAGAAGTTGGCGTGTCGAGCCGGGGCTTCGGTTCGACCCGTTCGATGCCGGATGGCTCGTCTATGGTTGGCGAGGACTTCGTTCTGCGTTCGTTCGACTTTGTTGCCGACCCTGCCATGAAAACTGCCTACCCGCAGATCTTCGCGGAAGATGTTGAGATTGACGCGGAGCAGGACTTCCTTGCCGAGTTCCCCGAATTGGCCGAGGACCTTCGTTCGCGTGAGCGCGAGGCTGCAAAGCGTGATGCCGAGGCTGCCGTTGGCACGATGATCTCCGCCAACGAGGAGAAGGTTCGCGCAGAGATGCGCGAAGCCTTTGAGAAGCAGTTGGCCGAAACTATCGTGGGCGTGCGCGAGAGCGTGACCGAAGGTTTGCGGGAGGAGTTCAGTTCCGACCCGGAGATTGGCGGAGCGCGTGCGGTGCTTGGGAAGATTGCTTCTCTTGTTGGCACCTTTAGCGGTTCGGGCCACGGCGACGAAGTTGCGCTGCGTGATGCTGTGCGCGAGCGCGACTTGCAGATTGCCTCGATGAAAGAGAGTTTGGACAAGGCCACGGACATTGCGCGTCGAGCGTCCTACGCGCTTGTGGTCGAGCAGCGGATTGGCGGGCATCCTATGGGTGAGCGTATCCGCAAGGTGCTTGGCGACATTAGTGCGTTTGGCAGTCGGGATGCTTTGCAGAACCGATTGGAAGACATAGCCGGGGAATACGACGAGATCGTATCCGAGCGGCAGCAGCGCGTGGACGAAGGCCATGCCTCCGAGGTCGAGACGCTGCGCAATCGGATTGCAGAGTTGGAGGCTTCTTTGGAGGAAGCGTCCGAACAGATTGAAGCGTTTGAGACTGCCGACGAAGAGGCGCAGGAACGCTTTGAAAGCAAGATTGATGCTTTGGTGCAGAAGCACAAATCGGACTTGGACGAAGCAAAGTCGGCTGTGTCCGAAGCCCTTGAAACTGCCAAGCAGTATCGGTCTTTGGCCGAGAGCAAGGATGCAGAGGCAAAGTCGTCTGACCTGACCGCTTACAAGGCTCGCAAGACTTCCGGCATGACGAACGCAAGCCGTTTGATGAAGATGATTGAAAGTATTGACGACAAGGATGCCGTTGATGCTATTATCGACGAAAGCGGAACGAACGACATTAGTGACCGTGACCTTTCGGAAGCGGTTAGGAAGTTGAAGCGTGGCCGGGTAAGCACAGGAGCAATGACGGAAGAAGTTGCACCAAACATCTTGCGTGATCCAATGTTGGGTGGCGTGACAAATGCACAGTTTCTTGAACTTTCAGGCATCAAGCGAGCGAGGTAAAAAATGGAGAGTCGTCGGCTATTGGCAGAACAGAGTGGTGGCACCGCGGCAGACGCGGGTTTCGTTCAGAAGGTCGCATCCAAGTGGTCGCCCCTCCTTGAAGGAGTAGACGATCCGTGGAACCGGGGCGTTCTTGCGATCCTTCTTGAGAATCAGATGACGCATCTGCGTTCGCTGAATGAGGAGACGCTTTCGACAGGCGTTGGTTCCTTCACCAAGTACATCTTCCCGATCCTTCGCCGGGTGTTCCCCAACCTTATCGCCAATCAGATCGTCTCGGTTCAGCCGATGACCTCTGCCGTTGGCGGTATCTTCACCTACGAATACAAGTATGGTGCAGGCAAGGGTTCGACCACGGCGGGAACCAACCTCATTCAGAACTTTCAGAAGTACTACTCTTCTGAGTTTGTTGACTATGAGATCAAGGTTCCGACCACCGGCACGGACGGCACCAAGGTTCTTTACAACGACGCGACCAACGCGACCGACCGTATTCCCTACAAGTGGCTTCCGCTTTCGCCGCTCAACGCGAGCAAGGGTTATGTTCTCACCGTCTATTGGACGAGCGGTGCTGTCTTGCGCAGCCTCACCGACAACGGTAGCGGCGTGCTTGTTCCTGCTGTCTCGGCAGCGGGTTGCAGCGGCACGGTGAACTACACCACGGGCGCGTTCACGCTCGACCTCACGCCGTTCCCGCCCACGGCTGCGACGGTTGTCTACTCGACCTACTACTACAACTCCGAACTTGTGGCGAGCACCACGGCTCCTGCCGTCAACGCTTCGCTCTACGGCGGAACGGATCAGGTTGCGCAGATCCCGGACATCAACCTCGACATCACGCTCAACACCGTCACGGCGATCACTCGCAAGTTGAAGGCTCGTTGGTCTGCCGAGGCTGTTGACGACCTTCGCGCCTTCCACGGCCTCAATGCCGAGACGGAGTTGGTCGCGGGTATGGCAAACGAAATCTCGCTTGAACTCGACCGTGAGATCATCACCGACCTCATCACGGGCGCACAGTTTAGCGCGACCTACAACTTCGGCACCGGGCCTGCTCGTCCTTCGGTTGCCAACGGTGGTGCCTTCACGGAAATCGACAGCGTTCGTGGTCTGCTTACGATCATCGAGTCGGTGTCGGCGCAGATTCACCGCGCTTCGCTCCGCTCCCCGGCCAACTTCATCGTCGTCAGCCCTGCTGTTGGCGCGATGCTCGCTCAGTTGACCACCCACGGCGACTTCATGATGGTGAACCGCGCTGTCGAGCCGCAGGTCGCTCCGTCCTACGGCCCGATGAACTCGAACTTCGGCGTGTCGCGTCTCGGCACTCTGATGAACAAGTTTGCGGTCTATCAGGATCCGTTCCTTGACCCCTCTTCGCAGGGCACGGCAGCCAACATTCTTGTCGGCCTCAAGGGTTCGTCGTTCCTCGACGCGGGCTACGTGTATGCACCATACATTCCGCTTCAGGTCACGCCGACCTTCCTTGACCCGGACGACTTCACCTTCCGTAAGGGTCTGCGCACCCGCTACGCGAAGAAGATGCTTCGCCCCGAATACTACGGCGCGATCACGGTTGCGGGTATGCCCACCATTATCGGTATCTAGTTGACCGCCTAATCCTTCGGGGTTAGAACAAGGGCCGGGCCTCGCAAGGGGTTCGGCCTTTCTGTTTGTGGAGTTGCAGTATGAAGTTCCGTTACATCTCGACTGATCGTAATCCGAAGCGCGTTTGGCCCCTTCAGGTGTCAACGGGCGAAGTGGTGCTTGTTCCGACTTCTCATTGGATTGAAACCGAGCATGACTTGTCTACGTGGGTTACAAGTGGCTTGATCAAGGGTGGCCCTGTCGAGCAAGATGCCGCTCCTATTGCGCAACCGATTGCACCTGTTGAGGTTGTCGTTGCTCCGCCCAAGGATCGTATGTCGGCGTTTGCCGAAGCAATGGGGAATGCGTTTGCCAAGTCTACTCCAAAGCCTGTTTCCGAGCCTGTTCCTGCCCCGGCTTCTGCTCCCGCTGCACCTGTGGTTGAGCCTATCCCCGAACCTGTGGCGACGGCAGCGGCCATTGAAGATTTGGTTGAGGAAGCGGCGGAGATTGCGGAGGCAGACATTGGTTCAATGACCCGCAAGCACTTGTGGGCCGAGGTCGTTTCGCGTGGTCTGAATGTTGGTTTGGTCTACAACAACACGACGAAGGCAGAGATGATCCGGGTTCTTTCGGCGGAGGGATAAGATGCTGCACGAAGAAGCACTTTCCGCTGCGATTCCGTATGAGTCACTAGGTTTGGGCGAGCCTGTTATCGTCGTCACGCGCATGGGAACGCTCGTCGCCAAAGGAAAGGTGATGGGCGTGTTCCCTTATGGTGCCGTACAGGTCCGAGAGTACGACTTGGAGCGCGGCGGTTCGCAGGCGATTTCCGACCGTATCTATGACGCAGACCTCTACCTGTTCCTTGCGGGCGAGGAGATTCCTAGCGCAGAGATTGGCGACCCCGATGCTGCGGAGGTTCCCGTTCTACTTGACCCGGAGATGGAGGCACCCGCTATCTCCGATGTTGTCTCCGAGGCTGCGCAATCGAATGCACGCCCAAAGTTGCATCGTGTGGACGGCGATTGGATCGTCTACCCGGACGGCACGCGCTACCATAAGTCCGTGATGAAAGCGGGGATGATGGAGCAGGATTGGCAATGGAAGATTGACGAGGCAGAAGAAGCGGAAGCGGAGCCTGCTGCGGAGAAGCCTGCACCAAAGCAGAAGGAGGTTCGCAAGGACGACCGAACCGCGTCTGCGAAGGTCGATGTGAACTCGCTTCCGAAGGACTTGCAGAAGCGGTTGAAGGGCGTTGGAGAGTTGGACGAGGATGCCCGTGACCGGGTGTTGTCTGCGATTTCCGAGGCTGCTATGCGTGCGTTCAAGGCAGTTGGCGTGAAGGATACCGAGGTGTATGGCCGGATCGTCAAGTTGCAGGAGGCGATCAAGCCTATCTTGGAAGGGAAGTAACGATGGCGGCACCGCAGAGCGCAGACGAGATCAAGGGATACATCTCTCGCAATCTTGGTGCGCCTACGGTAGCGGTTGAGTTGACCAACGATCAGTATGACGACGCGATTTCGGAAGCAAAGTTGTGGTTCATGGGCCTTATCGGTCAGATGAAGAACAAGGTGCTAACGATTCAGCCGGACGGCGGGGCGTTCGATGTTGCCGAGGACTGCCTTTCGGTAGTCGAGTGCCATTTTGACATCAATCGTGCGGGCCTGTTCGATCAGTTTAGTTGGGCAGGCGTTGAGTTGAGCCCTTACAGTTTCAGCGGCGGCGGAGGCTACGGCGGAGGTGGTTACAGTGGTGGTGGCTACTCCGCCATTGTTCAATCAATGCAGTACCTTGAGCAAGCCCGGCGCATTCTGTCTGCCGACCGCGATTGGGAGTGGGATTGGCAGGCAAAGAAGTTGCGGATCTACCCGACGAGCGGTGACATTGGCACGAATGTCTTTGTGGTCTACATGGTGGACGAGATGGACTTGGGGAAGGTGCGCCCATACGAGTATCGGCTGTTGCGAAAGTATGCTTTGGCCGAAGCAATGACGATCTTGGGCAATGTTCGGAGCAAGTATGCAGACGGGCCTAGCGCGTCAGGCACCATAACATTGAACGGTCAAGATCTTCTTGCAAACGCAGACATGATTCGTGATACTGTTAGGGAGCAGATTTTGGCCTTGCGCCCTCCCGCTAATTTCTTTACGGGCTAGCGTTGGCTGAACAGGAGTTGAAGATGGCACGATCAATGTTTGACTTTATTGCGAGCACAAACTCCCTCCTTGAAGGGATTGATGCGCATGAAGATTGGATGCAGCACTTGGACGGCGTGCGTGATGCCCGTGCGAAGGCAATGGCCGACTACACCACGCAGATTTCGACCGAGTTTGACGACCGGGCGAAGAATGTTGCGGCTCGCAATCACAGCACGATCCAAGAGAACTACAACGCCGGTGGGATGTATGTGGTGCCGATTGATAAGGTGAACCACCCGATCAAGACGGGTTTGAGTGGCCCTTATCGCTACCACACGGGCGAAGTGCTGTATTATGACTACACCAACCGGGCCTACTTTGACCCGGCCGAGAAGCGCAACATTTCCATACAGGAGGCTAGAGAACTAATGGGTATTCGTAATCGTTTGGCAGAGGATCAGAACCGTTCGGACTCCGAAGTTTCGGTGTTCTTTGATGATCGCAGCACCGCTCTCGCCGCCTACCGGGTGGCGCAGGAGTTGGGCTTGAAGCGTGGCGAGGTCACTTACGACCCGACCGTGGATCGCCGCTATGGTGTTGGTCAGTACGCTGTCCGTGTTGCGCCTCATGTGCGTGATACGAAGCCTGAGATCTTCTACGAGTTCTTGGAGAGCATCTACGACCACATCGTTGAGGCAGACGTAGATCAGTTCGAGTGGCTTATGGCCGAGGCAAAGGGAGACAAGAAGCCTCGTTTCGGCGGTATGTCGGACAAGGAGATGTCCAAGTTCAAGGGCAACCCGTTGCACCTTCCCGATGACGGCAAGTTTGCAAGCGACGCGCAGTTGCCTATGGGTTCGCTTTCGCTTGGCAGCAACTACAACGCGGTTCGCGTGAAGGCCCGTGAGAAGCGCACCAAGGACGGTCGTTTGCAGTTTGTCGCCACCAAGTTGCCCTGTGGCCGGGCTGCTCGCACAGCGGGTGTTGGCAAGAACTTCGGTCGCCGTTGTTGGGATGGTCAGATCCCCGGTTGGGCCGCTCGTTCGGGTGCCGCAACGCGGGCCAAGTAAACAAGCGCACCAAGCAGGTTGATCCGTGGCACTTTACGGCGGTAACGCTAGCGAGTTGAACCTCTACCGTTTCTACGAAGAGGAACGGATCAGCCTGTTTGGGCAGCAGATTGACTACTATGTGCTGTCTCGCGGAGCGAATGTAGATCCGCTTTACAGTGAGCCGGCACCTAGTTGGTCGTTCACGCAGTATTCGCTCGTAGGTGCAGTCACCTATCAGCAGATGGACAACCGGGATCCGTCCGTGCGTGACGAAGGTTTTGTTGTCGAGTTCGACGCAGAATCCTACTTTGCCTACAACGAGTGGCAGAGGGCTATTGGTGCCAAGCCACCGAAGGAAGGCGACGTTCTGTTCTGCATGGGCGAATACTTCGATGTGATCAACGCAGCATCGGGCGGCAACTTTGTGGATACCGTGAATGTGGTCGGCTACAAGATCATGCTCAAGAAGCGGGCCAAGTTTGATCCGCCCCGCAAGTTTGCATCCGAGGGTGGGATTATCCCCTGAAAGATACTTGACAGGGAGTGAAAGCCTGCTACAATGCTCGTATTGAAGGGCAGGAATAGGTCCTGTCCAAGCGTAGGAGAACGGCAATGCATAAGCGCAGCAAGGTCTATGGGAATGTTATTGAGAGTGGTCGCGCCCGGTTGGAAGATGCGATGAACAAGGTTGACTGTTTCATGATCGACCGCAACCTTATCGATACGCTTGAGCGTGCGGTGGCCGACTACAAGCAGGCGGTCGCTATCCTTGAGGAGGAGGAGGCCAAGCGTGCGGCTCGATTGGCTGCTATCGAGGCAGATTGGGCTGCTATCGAGGCAGACAGCGCGAATGCGTAACCCCGCTCTCGCAATGGCGAACGGCGTGTCGTTCGTGTGTGCCACCTGCGAGAAGTTTTGGTGGGGGGCAGACAGGGGCTTGGACGGCTGCAAGGCAGTCTACGACAAGACCCCTTGTAGTGGCCCTCTAGGGGGCAGGGGCTTCCCGCAGTATGAGGGGCCGCTGAAGGGCAACCTACTAGCCTTCTGCTTCGCCACAGGGCAGCCTTCTACCGTGGCCGTGACCACTCCCGATAGCCTCATGGTCGGCGCATCGGAGAAGGGGCTAGAAGTGCTGATGCGCTACTCCCCGGAAGGCAAGGCTCCGCGCTTTGTGACGGGTGAGAAGCCCGATCTAAAGCATGGGTAGTTTCAAGTATCGACAGCCCGTGGTGGGCGGGGGTATGCCTGCGATCTATCTGACCGAAGATGCGGTGAAGATGGCGAACGAGGTTGCCTACGAGATGCCGGAGCGGATCACTCGCGGCATGGAGTTGTTCCTGCTCGGCGCGGCCAAGATTTTGCAGGTAGGCGTGAAGGCGCGTGGGCCGAACCTACCGGACGTGGGCTACTACGCGGAGGACTTGGAAGTCGTGCTTGTGAAGGGCATGGGTGACGAGGTTGGGATTGCCTTGCTCTACAAGAACAAGCCTCGCAAGTTGAACATTGAAACGGATGGTCGGAGGACCGCGCTTCTGTTCAAGCCGTATGAGCGAAGCCCGAAGTGGGTACGGACATTGGCCGGGTATCAGCCGTGGCCGTCCTACATGGTGCCAACGATGCCGAGCAAATCAGACGCGCAAGTGATTGCGCGAACGATCACGGAGCGGGAGGACCAAGACTTGCGTGACCGGATTATGGTCAACCGACGAAGGATCGAGTTCGACTTGAAGGAGGCAGGTCTGCGGGAGAACGCGGTGAGAACTAGCACCAAGTCGTCCGACAGCGTGGATGTGATAGACGACATTGGGTATGCGGTGTTGCGTTCGGAGTTCGGCTACGGCGGGCCTGTGCTTACGCATTGGCGACCCGCGCTTGCGGAGATGGCAGCGGCCTACGACGATCTGCAACGGGCCTTTGTCGAGTATGTTCAGACCGGGAAGGACAACTTGTTCGATCTTCCGCTCTACAAAACGGTTGCATCAAACGAAATGGGCAGGTATGACGATAAGGTGCAGGATAAACTTGCGCCCTATGCAAAGGGCGGCTAGGTCAGGCACATCTTCCACCGGAGAGGTTAGTCATGGACATTCATAAGTTGAATCTTACTCTTGCCGACATTGAAGTTCAGTTGCTCCACAAGATCGCTATCTTGGAAGGCGAGCATGAGGACGAGATGGACGACGAGGACGACGAGGACGAGATGGACGACGAAGATGAGGACGAGTGCGACTGCGAAGAAGGCGAAGAGTGTGATTGCTAGGACTGATCTTCGGGTCGGTTCATAAGGTGCAGCCATGGGTGTGATAGGCTCGGTTGGGTTGAAAGACTTTGACCGGGGTATGATACTCACGCTCGGCTCGCAGTTGATCGACATTCAGATCGATAGCGACACCCGGAAGGCGTATGCTCTCTCGGTTCCGTCATTGACGACCGATCTGCCGCACTACGCCCCGTATGTGCCTGTGTTCTTCACGATCCCTGAAGATGTGTTCCAACCGTTTCGGATGCCCTGCGTTGTGGTGCGCCGTAACGATCTGACACCTGCGTTTGATCGGTCGCCCTACTACGGCTATCAGCGCACCCCTGCGCCCGATGCCAAGAAGGTGATGGTTCCTGCGGGCGGCAAGGTTCTGACAGGCTACAACAAGTATGTGTCTGCACCTTTGCCGACCCCGTTCGACATTGCCTACGACATACAGATCTATGCCCGGACGCAGAACACGGGCATCCCCTTGTTGATGAGCGTCCTGCAAGTTTGTAGGCCACCTTTTTTCTCTGTTGCAGTTTTTGATAGTTTGGGCGATAAGCGTCTTTACGATGCAGGCGAAGTATCGGTGTCTAACGGCTCGGAGTTGGCCGACATTTCGGATCGGACGATCTCTTGGACGATCTCGTTTAGCATTCGCGGAGAGTTGGACTTGGAAGCGCAGACGACTGAAGATAAGATCGTGACAACCTTGCCCAACATTGGCATACAGGTTAGCACGATTGACACGATTGTTCGGGTCAACGCCGAGAACGCGGCAAAGCACAAGGATTGTTGATGGCTTGGTATTACTACATTGGAAGCACCATTCTCTCGATCCCGATTGGGAAGGGAGAGGTTGTCGCAGCCCGCCCATACTCCACGATCTTTGTTGATTCGAGCATCGAGAACACCGCGTCTTTCAAGCGGCTTGGCAAGGTGCTGCGCCGCACGGGTGCGCCCAAGAATGGAGTTGACCTCGTTCCCGCGCAACCGATTGCGCAGGTCGCGGTTGAGAAGCCCCATTTGTTTTCTGATTCTTTTGTAGAAGGCAAGGCGGCATTGACGACGAAGGCGAAGGTGGTAGCAGATGCGCCACTTCCCAAGTCTGCCGATGCTGTGCTTGACGAACCCGTAGCAGCCCCGGTTGTTGCGGAAGATGCTCCTAGTGAGCCTGTGGTTGATGCTCCTGCTGACGAACCTGTTGAAGTTGAAGCGGCTTCCGATGAATCCGTGGCTGCACCACCGCGCAAGCGGCGTGGCTTTGCCAAGACTGAAACCGACTAAACTTTCGATAGGAGTTGACGATGCCGACCTACACTTATCCCGGCGTTTACATTGAGGAAGTGCCTAGCAATGCCGTTGGCATCAATGGCGTTTCTCCGTCTATTGGCTCTATGGTTGGAGGTTCCTTGCAGGGGTTGACCAACACGCCTACGACTGTAACATCGTTCACGGACTATGTTGGCAGGTTCGGTTCGTTCACCTCGCTTTCGCGCATGACGACTTCGGCCTACGCCTTCTTTCAGAACGGCGGGCAGAACCTTGTAGTGGTGCGCGTTACGCCCACCGATGCTACGGCTGCGGCAGGCTACATTGCGCTCCCCAAGACGGGCGAGGCTTTGACGGCTGATGCAGGCACGCTGACCGCGACCTTCGCCGCCTTCACGGGTGCGAACGGCACGGACAAGACCCCGATTGCCGAAGGCTCGGTTGTCCTCACGGTTACGAGCGGTGGCGTAGCCTTTGCAACGGATCTGACCGATACTGCTACGGCAGGTCTGTTGGCAAACGCTTCGGGTGCCACAGGTACGATTGATTACGAGACAGGCGAGATCACGATCAGTGGCCCTGTGGGTTCAACGCTGCTCGGCGCGACCTTCTCGATTGACTACGAATACAAGACCTTCTCCTTCGATGTGAAGTGGGAGGGTGCGCGTGGCGACGACTATGTAGTGGCCATTTCGGGCGACCCCAACTACTACACGGTGAACACCGCGACCTACACCCGCTATGTGGTGCAGATTGTGGACACGGCGAACTCCAACTCCGTGCTTGAAACCTTTGACGCTATCTCGTTCACGGATCCGAGCAGCACTTCGTTCATTGCGACTGTGTTGAACGATGAGGTTACCGGGTCGCAGTATGTAACCGTGACCGCCGAGGGCAACAACGAGGGCGTGCCGGCCTTCAACGGAACGCTTGTGACGGCTGAGTCTCTTACGACTCAGACCCCTGCCTACAACGGCACCAACCGCTCGTTCACCTACACGCTTGCGAACGATGTTGCTCCGTTCTCGCTGACGGGTTCCTTCGCTCTGTCGAATGTTATCACTACCACGACTGTCACCGGGCAGACCTTCGCGGTGAGCGGTGCCAACTTGGTGCTGACCTACACGCTCCCGGCTGCGTATCAGACGATTGCGCAGGACATTTCGGCGGGTCGCACTACGCTCTTGGCGGCACGGGCCGACTTGAACGGAACGATCTTGATTGCAGAGGCGACGGGGAATCAAGGCGGATCTATTGCGCCTACCAATCAGACCTTCACCTACAACGGCGCGACTAACGCCTTTGCGGTCAGTGCGGGAACGCTTATTGCGGCGAACATTGCTTCGTCGGGCATCTCGCTTGTGAGTGGAAGCCTTGTTGCGACGATCACGCTTGTTGCTGACGCGACAAACGTTGACCCCGAGTTCAGTGGCGCAGTTGTGTTGCAGTCGGTGTCAACTTTGGCGGCGATCAGTTACGCGCTTGGCACGGTTCTGATTGCCGACGATGGTGAGGGCAACATCACGACCACGGGTGGAACGGCACTCAACATTGACCTCGACTCGGCTGCTTCTAACACCATTGACTACGGCTCGCCCACTTCGGTTGGTTCGTTGTCGATAACTTGGAAGTTCAACGAAAACCCGTCGCGTGGGCCTTCGGGCGTGTCTCCGCAGACTGTGACCTACTACAACCCGGCCGCTGCGACTTCGGCTTCGGTCACGCTTTCGGGCGGTTCGGACGGTTCTGCGTTGACCCGTTCGGTGGTGTCGGCCCCGGCATTGGCGGCGAACAATCAGGGCCTCTACTCGCTCAACACCGTCGAGAGCATCCTCAACATCTGTATCCCCGACTTTGAGACGGACTACTTGGTGTCGCAGGATCTTGTGGACTACTGCGAAACGCGCAAGGATCGCTTCTGCATCTTGTCGGTTCCGAGCGGTCTGACCAACTCGCAGGCGGTCAACTACAAGCAACTGACGCTTGCCAAGAACTCGTCGCGTGCGGCCCTCTACTACCCGCACATTCGCATCATCGACCCCGTTTCGGAGACGGAGGTGTTGCAGCCTCCGGGCGGTCACATCTTGGGCGTGTATGCTCGCACGGACGCTACGGCGAATGTTTCGACGGCACCTGCGGGAACGACCCGTGGCACGCTCAACTTCTCGACGGGTTTGGAGTTCTACATGACTCCCGATCAGGCAGGCGTGACGAACCAAGTCGGCGTGAACAACTTGGTGCAGTTCCCGACTACGGGCCGGGTCGTTTGGGGCGCACGGACGCTTCAGATTGGGGGCGAGTTCCCCTACATTCAGATGCGCCGTCTGTTTATGTTCCTTGAGAAGTCGGTGTTCAACAACACGCAGCAGTTCGTGTTCGAGAACAACGGTGCGGCGTTGCAGGTCCGAGTTCGGCTTGCGGTCGAGAGTTTCCTTCTCGGCCTTTACAGCGCGGGCTACTTCACGGGTACCACCCCCGCGCAGTCGTTCTTCGTTATCTGTGACGGGAGCAACAATCCTCCCGCGCAGGTTGCGCAGGGCATCCTCACTTGCGACATTGGCGTTGCTCCGACCCGCCCGGCCGAGTTCGTGGTGTTCCGCTTCCAACAGAAGGCGATTGAGGGCTAATGGCTTACATTCCCGAAATAGTTATCCATGAGGTCGTGACGGGCAACACTTTTACAGGTGTCGCCTCGGACGGAACCTTTGGCACCATTACGCAGGGTGCGCCCTATTGGAATGGCCGGGTAAACTTTTACGGGCAGGGCACGGCGGGCGGTCTGTTGACCTCTACTGCCGACATTGGCACTTATGTTACGCAGATCATGTTCAGAGGCGAAGGCACGACCGACTTTAGGCTGTCTATCCGTAGCGCGTTGTGGCCTGCCGCCACTCCTGCAACTTTCGACTTCACGCTGTTTGACAACAACACGCTGATCGATGTGCAGGGGCAAGCCTTGGCATCCCCCGAAAGTTTCGTTTACGCTCCGAACAGCGGTATCTTCGTTCCTCCTAGCCATAGTCTTGTGTTTGAAACGAATGGTGCGTTGACGGCAGACGCACGCATTATGTTCTTTATTGGCGGCAGTTGGGGCTACCGAACACTCCAAAACATTTACTCCTAGAGGTGCATCATGGCTAGAGCGCAAGCGACTGACTTCCTTCAGAACTTCCGATTCCACGTTGAGACTGTTGCCGTTGCCGGGACGGGTTGGAACCCGATCAACTACACCCGAACGGGCGAGAGCAACACGGGCGTTGACAGCAAGGCAGGCTTTCAGTCTTGCTCCGTTCCCGATGTGTCTATGGACGCGGTTGAGTATCGTGAAGGCACCTACAAGTACACCAAGAAGTTCGCGGGCGTTCCCACGGTTTCTGACGTGTCTTTGATGCGTGGTGTGGTCGTGAAGGATACGGCGTTCTACGATTGGATCATTCGTGCGATTAGCGGCGCGGAGTATCGTGCCGACATTCGGATTGAGCAATACACGCGCAACAACATGGTCCTCCCGGAAGGTGCAGCCGACCCGCAATACAACGTAGGTGAGAACGCCAAGGTTCCTACTCGGTGTGCGCGAACCTACATCTGCCATGAGTGCCTTCCCACGCGAGGCAAGCCGGGCGCAGACTTGGATGCAACTTCGTCGGAAGTGGCAATGGCCGAGTGCGACTTTGCCTTGGAGTGGTTCGAGGTCAAGGAAGTTGAAGGCGGCGCGTAGCCGTAGGCACCAAGAGGTAGCCGATGGCTAGGGGTCGATACGACGATTTTTTGCAAGGCCACAACTTTTGGGTCTTTGAGTTCGGGGCGAGCATAAAGCCTCCGTTCGTGGTGTTGAACCCTTTTGTGGCTGCGGGTCTATCAGGCGGCTTGGTGGGCGGTTTCGCCGGGGTGTCTCTGCCGGAGTTGTCTGCTTCCACGGCTACTATCTCTCCGCTCAACGCTTCGATTCCAACGACCTATGTGACGGGTTACGAGGTCAGTTCGGTGACGCTTCGGCGGGGCGTGTCTCGGTATGACAGTTCGTTCTACCAATGGATCACAAACGCTATGAACGGAACGGACAAGCCGCACCGCAATCTTATGGTGCTGCATCTATCGAGCGCAGCGTTCGATGTTGAAGCGGGGTATGCGCGTGACGCTGCCCCGGTTGGAGCGGGGTATGTTGAGGTGATCAAGGCGTTCGGGAAGGCTTATCTTCTTTACGATTGCATCCCTACGCGCTACTCGCTCGGCGGCGACTTGGACGCAAACTCCGCTGATGTGTCGATAGCAGAGTTGGAAGTTGCTCCGTCCTACTACGAAGAGTTTTCGCTTGATCCGTTGTTGGCTGTTTGAGGTTGCACCATGATTGAACCAAACAACGAGCAAAAGGCGGACGACAACATGAACTTTTGGGCCAAGCAGAATCCGCTACTCTACCTCATCGTTGTCCTTATCATGGGCGGCAATGGTGCAGGGCTTGTGACCAACAACAGCCTGCGCGACGATGTGCAGGCGATTGGCAAGACGCTTGACGATGCGTTGCGTCGGATTGAAGATCAGGAGCGTATCAGCACGATGTATCGGCGCGAGATCGACCTGCTCGACCGCCGGGTGAGCGACCTTGAGGACCGAACAAAGCACCTTGAGAAGATTCGCAACAACGAACCTACGGACGATGAGCCTAGATCTCGGAATCGGTAGAGCCTGCCTTGACAGCGGCAAGATTGTGTGTAAAGTATCTTTGCCTAACAACTAGGAGGCAAGAATGAGTGAGTTTATGCGTAGATTGAGTGAGGCCACGGAATCATCGGGGTTCACCCCATTGAAGAAGCAGCGTGAAGAAGGCCGCGTCTTGGAGATGCTCGTTTCTGCGGGTCTCTTTCTTGGAGAGATTACAGCCGAGATAGATACCTTTGATCCCGATGATTATCCGGTGCTTCCGACTGACGCGGCAGCGGCCCGTGCCTTTGCTGCCGAGTTGGGCAAGCGGTTCGACGCTGCGGGGTTGAAGCAAGATAAACGCCAAGAGGTGTCTATCGTTGCCGACAGGCATGGAGATTGGGAGGCTATTTTGGACGCAGAGGCTAGCAACGGTAGACACCTCT